TTTGCTTAGGTTTCGGTGATGAGTCGAAGTTGGGCCCGAATATGAAGATCTTGACCAGGCCGAGAGGTCGGTGCGTGGGTCAGGGAGACGTCGGGGCAACCTTGTTGGGCTGGACCACACGTATGGCGCACGTATGTAGGAAATGTGGTTGTAATTTCCACAATTCGTTGTGCCATCGTCATGGTTTGGCTCAACCCCGGGTTAGCCTGACCTTCTCCAAGGCAAAAGATTTGTTGGGGCCGCTCCTCCCAGCCTTGCGTCTCGAGTATGCTTGGTATAGCTACTACGGATACGATGGTTGGTTGTTGAAGTGGCCGCTTGCCAAACGTTTGTTGATAAAACTTGCAGTGTTTGTCGACAAAGTTCTTCCGAGCCGAGTGAAATCGATGGTAAAACGTGAGATTTACCATGATTTGCCGTCTAAGGCTCGGGGAATCCAGGCTTACCCAAATCTTGCGACCCAGGCGCGTTTCGGTCCGCAGTTCTACGCGATGCAGAAGGCATTGTGTGCTGTTTTGCGTGATGCCGATTTAGGCCTGGGTATCAATTGCACCGTTGCGAGTGGTATGAACGCGGAAGAAATTGGCGCTTGGATGGACGACACGATGATGCAGGGGTTCACTTGGTTTTACGAGAGAGATGGTAAAGCCTGGGACTCGACGATGCAGCGAGTGCATTCGGAACTGCGTCTGTGGTTGTATAGGAATGTGGATTCGGAATTGGCCGAGTTCGCTCGGGAGTGTGTGAAAGTGAAAGGTTTCGCTAAGTTTCCAACTGGTGTCGTTAGGTACACGGTGGATGAGACGGTGAAATCTGGTCACAATGATACGACCCTCGGCAATGGTTTGGTCAATGCCTGCATATCATTAGTCATGCTTGTCACGATGCGCAAGCGTGGGCGCATCTTGGTTACCGGCGATGATTCGCTGGTAGCAATGGACAGTGACTTTGATTTCCACAAAGCTATGCAAATTGAGTCATCTTTGGGGATTCGACCCGTTGCTCGGAAATTTTCGAGCCCTTTCGACGTGTCTTTCGCTTCTGGCACCTGGTGGCCCCACCCTTTAGGTCAGGGGTACGTTTTCTTGCCGAAGTTTGGTCGACTGGTTGCGAGGTTGTGGTGGACTGTTAGTCCGCCCTCGCAGAGGAAGTTGTTTTCTTTTGTCCGTAGCGTTGAGTGTGGCCTGTGGCCGCAGCTTGGTTCGATGCCGGTCGTCGGGCAGTTCATCCGTGGTGGTTGCGGTAATCAGTGTTATGATCGGGTTGACCGATACGTGATGTACCGTGAGCACAAGTCGGTGAGCTGGGGTGACCGGGGGGTCGAACTCATTGCGGCTAGGTATGGTCTTTCGCAAGAATTAGTTAAGGAATGTGACCAATTCTTGCGTGACACCCCTACTGGACCGTACTTCCTAGTGCACCCGGTTTTGACGAGGATGATGGACGTCGATTTGGCGGATGTGGATGAGCGTGCGTTGTGCGACCAACCATAACCGCAGCGGGGTTTAAGAGTCTTGCTTGTCTTTCTA